AACACTCTAAAAGAGTAAATGCTCTACTTCCAGATGGAACAACAGGTTTTATATACACTTCTCTTTTTGAATGGGAAGAAGTAAAAAAAGAAAAATAATCTTTTAGATATTCAAAATTATTTGATATCCTTTAATCACAAGGAAGGAACTTAAGATGTTCAAGATTATTGACATGCTGATTTCAGCATATGCTTTTTGGATTTGGTTTCAAATCCTGATGATTTTGATTGCAATTGCTTCTGTAGTAGGTTTCGCTCTATGGTTGGGAGCATGAGCATGATTGTAATTGATGAATCTGTTACAAGAGCAACAAAGCTTTTGTCAATTTACCGTCAAGAAAACGGTGGATATGGCAATAACTTTTCTCATGCCAGAGATCTAATTGTTGATTTAATGCATTTTATTACAGAAAACAATTTTGGAGAAGCGAGCGATTTACTGGAAACTGCCAACCAAATTTTCGAAATGGAAAAAGATAAAAATAATCTTTAGAAAATAAAACCCAAGCGGTATAGTAGAAACATGACAAGGATGAGAAGAACCAAAACTGAAAGTGATCCTGATGTAGAGCTAGGGACTGTTAAGTTCCGAAATGATTATGAGTGTAACGTCTTTGGCGATAAGTTTCATGCTGGAGAAACGGTTAAAGTGGGCAAGTCAATGCTTACACCGTTTGGTGAGGCTTACTTCAAAGTCATGGGTACAAAGGTTTGGGTTACTTCAAAGGAAGTCACCAATATTAACGTCAAAATGGGCCAGCGACGAACGTATCGTTCGGTGCTATAACAATTAACAACTAACAAAAACCGTTTTCAATAACAATAGTTTTCAAAGGATAAAAGGTACAAACATGGATAAGCACATTCTTTACTCTGTTCTTGAGTCTCTCACTGCCGGTATGACTGCTACAATTAACTTTCATGAGCCCTTTGTTGCTCTTTCTGGTGATTATACCATCGTTGCGTCAAAGGTTGGACGAGGCCGAGGAGGCTCCCGTGTGATTGAGATTGCACCTGTTAGCAATCCTACCGATAGTTTTGCTGCCCTTGAAATTGATGGCAAGGAAAAGGCTCTTGGTACTGGTACGTCAGAATACATCAACACCATTATTGTTGATGGCAAGACTTATGGAATGGAAGATGCAATGGAGTCTCGTCGGACTCCAACCCGTGCCAAGCGTCCAACCGGTGAGACTGTTGTTGTACCTCGCAGCAGGATGGAGCGTACTCCACGTACTGCTGCCTCTACAGCACAGTCCGAGCGGGTTGCATCAGTGATCGGAAATATTCTCAACGATAATCCTGCCACAAACTTTAAGATCATTTCAAAAGATCGTAACTCTGCCATGAATGGCGAATGGAGGGTTGAGAGCTTTACTTATGCTGATAGTTCTCTCATGATGCGACTTGTGCATCTTGATGATGCAACCCGTACATTCGATTTCGATAGCAACACGCATGGCTCAGAAATCCGAGATGTACAAGTTGTCGGGATTGAAAATGCGTGATTAACCCAGCATAGTCTTCAGCAAGGATTTCATCTTAGCTTTCAATGCTAGTTGATCCTCACTAAGTTTAAGATGCTCAGGTGCCTTAACAGGCACCTGAGCATTTTGCTTTTGTGTTATAACTGGTGGAGTAAACAAAACTTGTTTGACAAATTCATTGTCAAGGTTTTTAACAATTTCATCTACTTTAACACGTTTGTGTTCAAAAATAGGCATGGGGGCAATAGCTGCTATTGCAGCTTCAATATCAGCATCATCTTCGCTTTTAAATGCCTTTATAGGCTGTTCTGCTTCTGCATTATCCTCTGATTCAGATTGTTCTTCCTCTGCCTCTAATAAGTCATTTAAATCGATTGTGCAGGTTACTAGAACAGGAGTAAGCAATTGTGTTTCTAGTACAAGTTCAATTTTCAGAATATAGTTTTTGCTTGGGTTAAAAATACAAAGTTGTTCTGGAAGAACGAAACAAAGATTGTTATCTTTTATTTCGACCGGAAGAACAATACCGTGTTCCGTTTCATCTTGAATAAACGCTCGGCAAATATATTCTGATTCTTCGTCTTCCATTAAAGAAGTAAGAATGGGTTGATATTCATCTTCTAAGGCAAGAGTTATTTCTTGGTTGGGTTTTATTACAACAATGTTTTCGTTCATGTTAGCCCTTTAGTATGCCACGGTTTCCATATGGATGTTGTGGATGTTGACGGGCATCAGTTATAATATTTCTACCATTATTGTATTGACCGGGAACAGCAACTGCTTCTCTTGGTACAAGTAATGGACCTAATGAAGCCATTGGTGGAGCATGAACTTCAACTAAAGGAGAAAGCAAATGTGGATTATGTTGAATTTCTTGGATGTTAACTTGAGTTTGATGTTGAGGAATAACATAAGCTTGCACAATACCTTTCATTACAAAAGGTTGTGCAGCTAGTTGATTATTAATAGCTCCAACTTGTCTAGCAAGAATAAAGGTGTTTCCATAAGCTTGTTGAATAGCTCTAAACACTGGATAACCTTCTTTTAAAACAACTTGTTGATATTGAGATTGATGTTGCTGATGAGGCATCATTTGTTGTTGCTGTTGCTGACGATTAAAGATTCTATCTAAATCTGCATCTCCAACAGAATTAATCCCACTTGTTTGTTGAAGCATATTTTGCTGACGATTGATAGCTTCCATGTCAACATTAACTTCTTTGTTTAATGGGACAGCTTCGTAATGAGGCTGCTGATTACGTTTAGCAATTAAATCCCGAATAAACGGATCATGTATTTCTGCTTCTTTAGCAGTTTGATCTTTGTAAGTTACACGCTGATCTAATGGATTATTACTACGTTGGTTATGACGTTGTTGTGTACGCATACGCATTTGTGCGTCAAACCAAGCTTGGCTACCGTCATCATGTTTGTTTGACATTTAAATTCTCCATTCAAAGAGAATAAGAGATTATATCAAACTTTTACAAATCCACGCTTGTACATAATGCGTTCTAGCAACACTTCATCAGATGTGGATACATCGAATTGTAAATGAGCATAGCTATTGTCAATATCTTCTTTGATAACTTTTGCATGAGGCATTGTTGAACTAAGTTCATGTTGTAGTGAAATAAATTCACGACGAATGTCTTCACGTTTGCAAAATTTTGGATATTGTTTCACAAACATATTGCTTTGACCTTTACCGCTAATAGCAGGTTGTTCGGTACGTTCATGAAATTCACTTTGTAATGGAACTGCGTATCTCATTGTTTAACTCCTATCGACTAACCTAGTCGATTGATGATTCCCCTCACTCATAAAGAGTATCATCTGTATCTTCTTCTAAATAGCTTTCCGACTTAACTTTTGCTTTTTTTGTGTTTGCCACAAATTGTTTGCGGCCACCTTTTGATTTACTCTTCTTTTTCTTTGCTGTAGCCGCTCGTTCCTTTTTGGAAAGGGAATAAGCTTTAGAAGCTGGAAGACAACGATCTGGATTGCTTGTGTCTTTACTTGATCCACACTCACCCTTCACTTCTCCAGAAGAGCTAATGCGTTTCCATTTTTCTTTAAACCAATCACGTAAATCTTCCATGATGATTTCTTTAAGAGCTTCATCTAACTCAAAAGATTCGTTAGCTTTTTTCTTTTTCTTTCTCCAACCACCACCTTTGCTTTTATACCACTTTGCAGCCCAAGCATTAGCGTAAGCAGAGTTTCCTGTTATAGTAATCATACCTTTTTGTTTCATAACCCATGTATGGTTTTCTGTTTCTGGACACCAGACAGGTTGATTAGGTTCATTTGCTAACTCAATGTTTTGAGTTGATTGAGTGTTTCTATTTGATAATGTCCAATCTCTCATGCTATTATTATCTGACTTGGTACGATACGAAACTCGATAACCTAACAAAACAGCGCAAATTTCTAAAGCATCACCATGATCTTTGTTTTTTTGAGAAAATCCAAAGCGAGAATTTCGGTTTTTATATTTACCTTGCAATTTTTTTTCATATCCATCATAAACAATAGCTGCAGCAAAAAATGCTTCTCTTTGTGCGGTTGACATATTGATTACTTTTTCAACCCAAGATTCTTCATTTTTTGAAAAAGAAACAATGTCTAAATTGCTCTCATTGACCAATGGTGTTAGTTTTGCACTAGTAATAATTTCCATGTGTTGATTGATATCTTTTGTTTCAATCAAACAATCTTTTTTCCAATAGGTTTTACGTGATCTTTTTCCTTCTTTCCAATTTTTTTTAAGCACCCATTTGTGGTTAGGCGTACAAACAAAACTAAAATTAGTTTGTGGCGTTTGGATGCAAACAGTTGGAGCGGATAAATAATAGTGCAAGTTTATAATTGGTTTCCATTCTAAAAATCCAGTTATAATATTAAATGTACAAATTTCTTCTCCAATTATTAAGTCGTTATATGACTTCCATCCGTGCTTGGTTAAAGCCAAAGAATCCATACTAACGCAAGGATATTTAGTGAACTTTGATCTTGCAGCAGCTTTTGCTCTTGACCATAATTCTGGGTTTGTTGGTTTGTTTTCACCTTCTAAAAGGTAATCAAAATCGTCATCGTCTTCCATATATTTTAAATATGTTTAATTTCAGTAAACCTACAAGCACCATCATCTAAGATATATAACAATCTATCATTAAACAAGATTTTAAAATGATATAAGTCTTCTTCAGTGTTCATAAACAACCATTGTCTTTTAGTGTGTACTGTTTCCAAATACACAACTATTGAATTGTTTTCAATTAATACCGAGGTATCTTCTGAATCACTATAAGGATTTACATCTCCATAAATGAAACTTGTTTTACTGTTAACCTTATAAAGTTTTCCCGGTATCAATTTACACATTTGCTTCACGTTACTATAATAAACCTTAAAAGGAATATTGAAAATGGAAAGTGATGAAAAAATAAAGCAAGCTCAAGCAACACAATCCGTATCAAGGTTTATCATTAATGTTTTGTTGTTCGCTTCTGCTGGATTGATTATCAAACTTGCATGGAATATTGGGATTGCTTCTATCTTCCCCTTGTTACCAAAATTTGGTTATTTAAATGCTGTTTCTATTCTGCTTTTCATTTATGTTATTTCAAGAATAATATCTGCTGGATTAATGGCAGAAACCAAAAGAACAGTTGTACAAGCTGTTCAAGCACTTGAATTGCTCAGTGTTAAACTCACAGACTTCTTAAAAGAAAAACGCTGGGAGACATACTCCCAGCGTTCACAAGAAGATAAAACAGTTAATTGAATCAACCAATCAAGTAACGGAGACGTAGCAAGTTACCAACACTGTTGCGTGTCTCTCTAAGATATCCAACAAGACTTAAAACAATGCGACGACGTTCTTTTGCTGCGGTGTTATGAAAGTAATCCTCACGCAACATTTTTTCACCTTGTTCAGCTAATTCGTCCGCTGTTTGAAATGTCTCGTTTAAAAACTTTTCAACTTTTTTGTTAAACTCTTTTAATTCTGGTGAGTCCCCACCAGAGAGAAGAATTTGATCTACATCCAAAGCTTCTTTGATTGCAGCTTTTAGTTGGTTGCGTGTCTTACCATTCATTTTATTATCCTTCTGCGATAAATATAATCAAGTCCTGTTTTTTAACCAAGCATCTAAAACAGCTTTGTAGTATCTTTTTGCTTTGCCAGATAATTTCTTATCTTTGATAAGATATCCAAGAACCATTGCAACTCCATATGTGTCAAGTGAATCAAGTGGATTTTGTCCAACATAACTTCTCATATAGTAGTTCATTTGGTTTAAAACATCTTTATCTGATGGTTTTTTACCATTTTTCATTGAGGAAATGAGAAACCTAGCTTGATTTAAAAGTATCGGGTAAAGAGTTGATTTAACTTTTCTAACAAACTTTTCTGATTTGTTAACTTTCTCTTCAATAAAAATAATATCTGCCAATTTCATAAAACATAAATAGGATCAATTATTACTTTCGCAAAACGTATGGATTATCCTCTGGTAGAATTTTCCAAAATTCACGTTCTATTGGAGGTGGCTCTCCCTTGCGGAAGAACATTAACTTTCGTCCTGCTGTGCTACCATAAACTCCTATAATCGTTATGTCACCAACATGAACTAAATTATGACAAATAGCACAAAGAACAGCCAAGTTATTCAAATTATTTGAACAACGAGGATCTGCTCTTGGGATTATATGATGAATATGTAAAGCGGAAGGATTATTATAATTGCACACTTCACATGAAACCTTTTTTAAGGTTTCACCTGTACGCTTCTTACGTTGCATCTACATAATGCTCCAAGCAAGAGCGCAAAGTGTTTTCATGCAACGTAAGAACCTTGGAGATTGGATCTTGATAACCACCAGCAAGATTCCATACAATAGGCTTGCGATGCCTTGCAGCAAACTGAAACACAATGTCATCACGAACCTTCATTTGGTCGGTGGATAGATAACCACCAAGAGGATCATTGATATGAGGATCAGCACCAGCTTGGTAAAGCAAAATGTCACAATCACGGAAGTTTGTGTTGAGATATGCAGGAAGCCTTAGAAGCCAATCATCGAAATTATCATCGTTATGTGCAAACCCGCCAAAGGTATAATGCTCAATAAGCTTGTCAGCACCCTCAAACCGATCAATAATATCTTGGGTACCGTTTCCATAATGGGCATCAAAATCAATGATACCAATTCGTCCAACACCCTGCTTCCAAAGCTGGAATGCTGTGACCATCAAACCATTGAAGGTACAAAATCCTCCACAGCTACTATAGCAGCTATGATGAAATCCGCTTGTGGGGCTCATGGCAACAGTATCATTTGTCAATGCATGTTCTGCTGCTCGCAGGAAGCTACCAACAGTATAAGGCAAACTGTTAGCTACAGACGCCAACGTGTTGCCAAACCCATTAATCTTACGCAGAGACATAATATCATCAACAAACTTAGGATCATGAGCAATAGCAATTTCATGCTTGCTCACCGGAGCCCAATTATCAACAACATTGATTCTGTTGCTCTTACCAAAGAGCTGCACAATCTTTTCTGGCTTTCCAGCACTAGGGGAAAAGGAAGTGTTATCACTAACACTCTGCTTTGGCGAATAAAATACAGGAAGCTTGTTCATTTGTTTTACCTCTTTGCTATAGAATATCATATCCATAACAAAAAGTAAAACAATTTTATTTGCTGGATTTTAGCCTCTTGCTGGTCGCCCCGGATAATATGCGGCTCCACCAAAAAAGTCAGCTATAGTAGCTCCTAAACCTTTTTTCATTTTGGCTAGAAGACCTTTTGTAACTTGATCAACTCTTGTTAGAGTATCAAGATATTTTTTGTTTTTGGTAAGTCTTAAGTTAAAATCTACGATATTGAGATCATTGCCTATTTGTTTAGCAAATTCTGCGGAATTAAATCCTGCAATTTTGCCAAATTCTTTTTTCACAAACTTTTGAAGATTGGGTTCGTCAAGAATTTTTTCTTTAGCTTTTTTGATATCTGACCCTAAATTATCTTCACCAAAGAAACGTAAATAAGCAATTGTGAATTGAACTAATTTTGGTTCATCTCTAAGAACCAAATTTGTTAATTCTTCTCTTTCTCTTGAAAGATCAGCCAAATTTCCTTTTGCTGTTTTTTCTGTTGGAGAAAAAGTTCCTACAATTTTACCAGTTTTGGGGTCCATTAGTTGACTTGGCTTTGGTTGATAGGGTTCTTGTTTTTTGCCTTTAAAAACGCCTTTAATGGCATCAATCAACCCTTCTTCTAAAGCTTTAAATGTTCCTGCTCCCGGTCCCATATCAGTTGGTGACAATCTTGTTGAATATCCTGCATGAACAGTTGGTTTAACCGCACCAATTTTTCCTTCTTCAGTAGAAATTTGTTCAATGCGTGTGAATACATCAACATTACCCTTTGTGCCGGGAACTTTCTTCATTACTTCTAATGAAGAAAGATAACGACCAATTTCATTTTCTCTATTCATATTTAGAATGTTATGCAAAACCCTACCAAGGTCAGCAACATCTTTTTCAATGAATTCAAGCAAAAGCAAAGAAGCATAATTGAAAACTAGTTTATTAATCTCAGAAATATAAACTGTTTTAACTTTTTCTCGTTTACTTTCACTTAAAAGACTAATGTTTTTTGATTCTTTTAAAAGAGTTCCTAATTTACGGAGTTCTTTTTTACGAGCAGCACGAATAGTGGTTTTATTAAATAATGCCATGTAACAAACCTTTCAATACAAAATAAGTATTGATAGACACTGATAATATCAGTAATGATAATGAAAATACTTTTTTGTGAAGTGGTTATACCAAACATCCTCTGAAAAAGTTAGTTTGGCATCATCAACATCTACAATCTTGTTGCAGCAAGAACATCTAAGTTTATTAGCACAGTGTCTTTGAAATTTTTCAACAGTATCAATAGTAAAATAAGTTTGATCATTAATTTGAATCAGCCAATCATGCTGATCAAGCAACGAACAAAACAACCAATTGAATGTAACATGAATTTGATGTTTAAATGTTTCAAAATATGAAAATGTTTTCCATTCAAAACCTTCAAGTGGAAGTTCAATTTCTAGTGAAACGTTGTTAAGATTCTTCATAATCCAAATTTTAACATATTCTAAAAAATAAATAAAGGAATATACCTTTCGATATATTCCTTTGAATGTTAATTGAAATTTAAAAAATAAAAATCAATATTGCATTACACAGTTATCGAAACGAATGGTAAGAGAGACTTCAGCCATATCAGATGTGCTGTCGTATGAAAGATCACCGAAACCTGCTGTTGTGCAGAAAGCTCCTTTAATGTCCCAAAGTTGAATGACTGTGCCAACTGGATCAAGCATTTTAAGTTGAATATCACGCTTGTAGAAGTCTGGATAACCAGCACGACCTGATACAGATTCGAAGCAAAGTCGAACCCATTCCATTACTTGTTGAGCACCAGATGGGGCGATTGGATCGTGAAGTGTAACAGAGAGAGTACCGAATGTTGTTTTACCAGCAACATAACGTGTGCTGTTGATCCAGTTAATTGTTACTTCTTCGGTTGTGATTTCTGGACGGGCTGCTGTTTTCACCAAGAATGCGTCGATACCTTCGATTGCGAAGATAAACGAACGTTTCATCATTGGTGTAAACTTAGCTGGAAGCATTTCTGTTACTGATAAAGTTTGAGCCATTTTAAAATTCTCCTATACGTTGTTTTATAAATATTGTTATTATTGCTTTTATTTATCAGCCACCAACAAAGTTGTTGCGGTTGGTTACAACAAAATCAATGGTAAAGAATTCCAAGCTTGTTGTTGGGATAAGGAAAATCTTACCACGCATTGTTTTGTTATCTAGATCTGCTTGAGTTGTGGTTGTTGTGTCAATTGCAACCTTGTATTTCTCAACACCACCGGCTGATTGATAACGTGCAAGAATTGGTTGAACCGCAGCATTAAATGCGCTTAGTGTATTGAATGTTGCTGGCTCAAAGAGGAAACGAGTACCAACTTGACGCACTTCACGACGAATTGAGATTAACAATCTACGAACATTGACACGGTTAAGTAGACTATCTTTATTAAGCAAGGTCTTTTGTCCCCAAACAACTGGACCGATACCTTGTTTAGAAAGCAGAAGGTTCAATCTTGCCACATAAAGGGTGTCTGCGTTGGCTTGATTTAGTGCAACAGCAAAATCTGTTACATTAGAAAGTGTGCCTCTTGTAAAGCCTGCTGGTGCGTTGAATGGTTGACCAACTGTATCATTTTTTGCATATGCACCCAAAACTGCAACAGATGGAGGCATCTTCTCATAAATAGTACCACTGTCTAGACGAATATTAACGTCTGGAAAGTAAGCTGCTGCAAAGCTGCTGTTTACTCCACGGTCCACAAATTGTTGTGCTGTTTGTGACACATTAACTATGGTATAAGAACCAGTAAGTGATGTTCCGTTGGAATCATATTGTTCTGGGTCCATGATGTAGAAACAGTCGAAACGATCATTTTCTACAGCATTGATTGCTGTATCTGTTACATATCTTTCACGAATGCCGGGGATTGTAAGAAGTTGAATGCTTACATCGTTAACATCAGAAATAATATTGATTGCTTTTAAGTAGCTTTGAACTGTTGGTCCGTTTGTTAAACCACGGCTTGTTTGTGTAATTTCTTGAGCAACGGCTGCGTTTGTTAGATAACGTGTATCAGTATCAAATATACGTGTTCCGTCAAATCCACGTTCAAGGTAGAAGCTGAATTTCGCCAAACGTTGTACTGATGCGTTTCCAACAAGGTCATTTACACTCAATGCACGAGTTTTGGTTGGTTCGTCAGCAGCAATGTTTCCTGTACGTACATAGCTCCAGCTAAGAAGTGCTGTTGTGTTTGTGTTTGGTACATCGCCGCTACCTGTTACAATCTTAACTTTTTCTAGAGAGAAAAGGTTGTTGTTAAACAAGTCAGAATCGATAATACCATTTGCTGTTGTTGTAGCTGCACCAGCATTATCAAACACTGCTGGCTGTACGTTTGTTGAACCATCTAGGTTTGGGAAATAAACATTATATCCACTAATGCTTGGATTGAAAATTGAGCTTCCATTTGGGTCGGTTAGGCTTGTTATATTTTGGAATTGAACACCCCAGTACAATCCGGTATCTACACCAGAAGAAGCAGAAAGTTTCTTAAGATTTAGACGCATTGGAACAGGTGGCTGTGAAGCCTTGTAAAGTGGTACTCCACCAATTGCACTAGAGAAATATGGCAATGCTGGATTTAGTAGATCACCTTGTTTGATATTATAAAGTGAACTTGAACCTTGTGTTACAAGATGTTGTGGTCCACGGAATCCAAATGGTACTGCTGATGGATCTAATTCACCAGAATCAACAACATCAGCAACCTCAACACGAACGTATCTGGAATTTACAGTGTAATCTCCAACAGTTGTTACTTTTTGGGAATCTGCATCTGTGTCGAAGTTAAAGAAAGTGTTTAGTGTACCAATTTTGCGTGCAATATAGTTTGGTGAAGTTGGATCAAGTGAGCAGTTTGTATATGTTTCTAAAGCTCCTTCATTATCCAAAGAATTGATTCTACGAATTTCAACACCAAATGTCCCATATGGTTGGGTTGCAGTGCCGGGTTGAATGTTGATAATAGAAATTTTGATTTGATTGTTGCTTACTTCACCATCAGATAGATTATGGAAACGGAAAAGATTAACTGGTACTCCACCAAAACCTTGTGAAATCACCCAAGGTGAGAAAGCGTGACCGTAACGATCTTGAAAGTTTTCAAAATTTGGAGTAATAGCTGAACCAACGTTTGAAGTGTGGGTTGCACTTGATCCTGAGCTTGGAACAATGAATGCAATGTTTTGTTTGGTTCCATAAGCAGAGCCGCTGTCTGCTACAATAATGCCAGAACCAGTTGGCACAGCAACTGATGAATAAAGGTCATAAGCTGAATAAAGCAAATGACCTGCTTCTTGGGTTTTAAGAGGATCGGTATTGAATACGTTTCTAAAATAGTTAACAGCTTGTGGATCAAAACTTGCAGTTAGTACGTTTGGATAACGTGTATCTGTTCCTTTATGACCGTTAAGAATCATAACAAAGCTTTGTTGCCCAGAACCTAATTCAACTGATCCTGTGAAAGCGCCAGAGAATAATGCCTCTGTTGCAATAAAATTTGAAGCTGGAGCTAAAGAAGGTTGTGCTGCTGATGATAAACGAAGTACAACACCAGAAGGAGCAAATAATACCCCACGAACAATTGGTACAGAATCTGTTGAATTTTGTAAACTTGCATCGGAAAATACAGAGGAACCTAGTGATTCACTCATAAAACAACCAAGCATGTACACAGATCCAGTTACCCCAGTAGCATTAGCAAAGACGTTGTTGCCAATAGCTCCAACTCCTCCACTTGGCTGTTGTGATCCTACAATAAACCCAGCACCAGCAACTAT